GCTGGCGCATCAAGGCCAAAAGTTTGAAACGGAGTAGTGCCGCTTTGCTGGCCAATAGCACCGCCCTGGACACGTTGGGACGTGCGCCGGCTGGTGTTGCCTTCAGCTTTGCCGAGTGAAAGTTTTGCCATTACTCAATCCTCCTGTAACCACCATCTTTATATTCAAACCCAGCATTGTTGATCTGCCCCCCAATGCCTAGGCCTGTTTGAACGCCACCGAAGACAGCGTTGCCGTAATCCATAAACGTGGCCCCTCCAGGATCGCTTTGATACACAGGCTCATACGGATCAAGCACTGTGCGTGGCGTGTAGGGCGAGATGCTAAAGATTCTGCCAATTCTTTCGATAGCGGCATCTCGACCAATTTGCTGCGCCTTGGTACCAGCAAAGGCCAGGTTGCGGTCAGAGAAGAAATTGAACTGGCCAAGCTGTCGATTGACGTCAGCAACAAGCGTCTGCACAACAGCACCTTGGCGGCCCGCAGCAAGCAAAGATCCTTTAGCCCTTTGAGCCTCTAAGGCAGCTTCGCGTTTTTGCTTGGCTGTCTGCAGCTGCTTGTCTTTATACGCCAGGCGTGCAGCAGTCAATTTGCGCGCTTCAGCTGCTCGCGCAAGCATTTCATTTCTTTCAATCTGCCTGTCTCTTACCTCTTTCTTTTCCTGCTCTGCGTCACGCGCCAGGTCAGCGCGAAGCACATCTACCTCGTATTGGCGCCTTGTAACTGTGTTTTGATAATCAACCTGTTGCCTACGCGCATCAGCAGCCGCCCTGGCCTGCATGATGCCAAGGCCGGCAGATAAAACACCAAGGCCAATAGATACGGGATCGCACATGCCTCAGATCCTCACAAACTCGTAAAAGGTCCGCTTTTCAGGGCCGTAGTTGTCGTTGCGGCTGATGAATGTGAACCCCATCCAGCGCAGCCAACGCAAATGCACGGTATTACGGGCATCAACAAAGTTGAAAAGCACCGGGTACATCGCGTGCAAATTGGCTAGGTGGATCCGCGACTGCCGCAGAAACTCCCACTTGTCGTGGACGTCCGTCAGCATTTCATCCCGGCCCAGCATCCAGATGCGACCAGCCGTTGCGCCATGAGGCACGACGCCCCACATGCCAATTGGATCGCCGTGGCGACTGACAATTGTCATGCAGGGGCTGCTCATAAAAAAAGAATAGAGCAAGGACTCGCGTGGCGTAAGCCCTGACTGCGCCTTCACTTCTTCAACGTCTGCCTGACGCATGCCATCAGCAACCCAGGAAACGTCGAGAATGGTTGATGGTCGCTGATGGGCACGCTTTACAGTCTCTTGGCCCGAGTGTGATACCACCCTTCCCATTCAGCCGATTGCACCCTGCAGGGTAGCGGGCTGTCACTAAACAATTCAATTTTGGCCTCTGTATTCCTTGCCATTACAGGCGCCCTAAACGAACCAGTGCGTAGGCCTGGCGTTCCTAGCGGAAACTGCCCACTGCCCACTGTTTGCGCATTAAACGGATAAGTTTGCGCGTCACGGCTTTGCGGGGTGATTTTCAAATCAAAGTGCGATGTGTCGTCATACACCAGCGTCCAGGTGCGTAATTGCAGGTGTGGTCCTGCTGCAACAGCCAAACCTCCACCAGGCGGCTCTTCTTTTAGATACGGCGTTGAAAACTCGTAGTTCATGTCATAACGCTCGCCAACGTAAAACTTGGCGTTGGTCAGATCGCCGCGTACAACCAAAGTGCCGTTGCCATTGGCCCCGCCAGCCAATGTTTCGCTAGTAGGCAAAATGACGTTGCCGTGATTCAAGGTGTTGCCCTGGTGGTAGCGACCAACCACGACCATGCTGTTCGCATTTGCAATCGGATAAGGCAACGTAATTGTCGATTCAAGATCAAGGCCAGAAGCGTTAGTCAGCGCAACGCTGCACTCTGCTTCTGTGATCTTGCGATCTAGAAGAATTTCAAAGTTCGTGCCGCTGTCCACGTTTTCAGCGCGCAATGACGTTTTTTCTAAATAGACGCCATCGCTGCATTGAACGATGACATACAAATCACTATCAAGAACACTCGTTCCAATAATTGATTTGTTTGGAGCAACCTCCCAATAAGACCATGAAGATTGCAGCTTGCTGTCGTCTTCAAAAAAGAATTTATAGATATACAGGCGACGTGGCTCGTCTTTACTCAGCATCATAATTGCCTCTTCTGACACCGAGGCGGTAATGCTTACGAGGTTGCCAGGAATAAAGCGAGGGACAGACGAAGTTACTTCTTCTGACAACGGCATAGGGCCACTTGCGTCAGGCAGAAAGAACTCACGCAGACCTGTGAAATCACCCTTTGGTATGCCGAAATACACAGTTCGGCCGACACCGACAGGGTCGACATCATCTAAGCCATTAAACGTAGTCGTTGCAGTAACAGTCGCGCTACGAGGAGTAAGAGGCGAGCCGACTGTAGTCGCACCAGTATCTAGGCGGAATTGGCCGTGCCTGCTAAATAGAAGCAGGGTGTTTGCAAACGCCAGACTGCTTGTAAGAAAGTTGATTTCAATGCCGCCACTGCTGATGTCGATCGGATCAGCATCCACCACAGTCTGCACAGATTCAGGCCAGAACCTGTCATAAGCGTCCGCTGCGGAAAGGATGACATTTTCATCCGCAAGAAACACTAACCTGTTGCGAAACAAGTTTATGTTTTTTATTTTGCTGCCGACAAACGTTGGATCTGGTGCCGTCTGAAGATCGCCCGCTTGGCGGCCAGTCCAAGAAAAGCGCCCAAACGTAAACGTACCATTTGCGTTCCGCACCAACGTGTGCGGCATTGTGTCTAGGTCAAACAAATACGTTAAGCCTGGACCAATAGTTTCTCGCCAAACACCAGGGCCAAAACCACTGCCAGCCGTCGCTTCAAATTTGACGTAGTAATCGTCAAACTCAGTAGCCGCCGAGCCTTTAATTTTGACGCTGAAATTGTGCTCTGCGATTGTAGGCAAATCTGTAATGTCATTAACCGTGCCTTTGATTGCAGATGTTGACCTGGCGTCAACAGTGTCGCCGCTGGTTAACGTGTAATCGCCGCCGTCATCTTTTGTGATCCTAATAATATAATCAGTAGCTGTAACCGTAAAGCCGCTAATTGTATTAAGTTTAGAAGCTAAATCACTGGCAATTGTTACCGTGTCAGGCGCGGTTCCAGTGTTAGGGCCTGTTGTATGCGTTTTTTCGGTGCCGTTGAGGTTGACGCGATACGTTGTATTGAAGTCAGCTGATTTGATAAACACCATAGATTTGGTGCCCCAGTCGTATGACGTCTGCGACGAATCCATCGCAACCGTCTTTTCGCGATTAACAATAAAAGTAAAGTCAGCAATTGAAGCGACCCTGAACTGTGACGACGGGTCGCCTGTGACATCTAGATAGTTTGTGCCGTTTGGCGTTGTAACTGTGCGTTGCGTGCCGTCTAGGTCGAACACCTTGATGGCCCCGTCCTGAATCAAGATCAGGTACTGGATGTTGCCGTCACGGTCGACAATGTGCGTGAACGGCCTGGTAGACCCTGCGCTGCCTGCAAACAAGCGCGCGACATGATTCATCGGCGGCCGCTTCTTAAGGCCTTCCACCGGGCTCGACATGCAATTAACAACTGATTCCGCCTGTGACGACAGTCGCAGCGCAGCAGGTTGCTGGCTAACCCCGTTGATGAGGTTGGGAATCGTGCTGCTAATTAGAGGCATGATTACAGACGGCGCAAGGCGCGACTTGGGATGTAAGTGTTGAGCGCACTGGTGTGGTTCGGGTTGCCCCGAAGCATGTTGTGCTCGCTCTTCGTGGTCTCTTCCTCAACAAACTGACTGCGCGCTTCTAGCTCTTGCGACAGATTGATCTTGGTCAAGTCTTCGCTGCCCACAATCGCTTCTTGCAATTGCCGCCCAGCCTTAATGGTGATGTAGTGGTGCGCATGCTCGGGAAGATCATCCCAATCAAGCATGTGCGTCACATCTGCCTTGATGTCTTCCGTAAAGGTGTAGACGTTGCGCCGCCTGTCATACAAGCGACTGCCGCGCTGAATCACGTCATAGTCCGGGTAGTTCACCGGATCCACGACTACACGGCTTACGCTGCTGCCTACATCAATTTCATTGCTTGCATTGCGCGCCAGCGTGACTTGGTAGTCGGTGTTGAACGACCACCCTTCGGCTTGGATGCGCCGGCTGACATCAACCAACGCATCTTCTGCCTGCTTGGCCAGGCCAAATTGGCCCTGCAAGCTGTTGACCGGGGCCTCGCCCAGCATTTGCAAGACGCGGTTGACGGCTTCTAAAAAGCTAGTT